GGCTGCACTTCTTGCTCAACTTGCAGCAGCACAAGCAGCGGCAGATGCCGCAGCAGCAGCGGCGGCTAACGCAAATTCAGCAAATGCAGCAGCATTGGCTGCGGCAAATGCAAATGCAGCAAATGCAGCAGCATTAGCGGCAGCAAATACAGCAGCGCAACAGAAAGCAGCAGAAGATGCAGCGAAGGCTGCAGCAGAAGCAGAACGTGTGGCAGCGCAACGTGAGTCTGTAGGAAAAATTGTAGCGGATAGATTTGCTAAGTATGGTCTTGCTACTCTTGGAGCCAAGGTTCTTGACCTTGCTCGTCAAGGATATTCAGAAGACACAATTACATTAGAACTTCAGAATACCCCAGAGTATCAGCAACGATTTGCAGCAAATGCTGCACGTATTAAAAAGAACTTAAGTGTTCTTACTCCTGCGGAATATCTTGCTAACGAAGATGCTTATCGTCAAACACTCCGTGCATATGGTCTAACTCAATTTGACAATGATGCATATGTAAGGCAGTTTATCGAGAACGATGTATCTCCATCAGAGTTGTCAACTCGTGTATCTATGGCTGTTCAGAGAGTTCAGAATGCTGACCCTGCAATTGCTAGAACACTTAGAGATTATTATGGAATTGGCTCAGCCGATATGGTTGCCTATGTTCTTGACCCTAACCAACAGTTACCTAAGATTCAACGTCAGATTGCAGCAGCCGAAATTGGCGTAGCCGCAAGAGTACAAGGACTTGAGACTGGTGTTACTGTAGCAGAACAACTAGCAGCACAAGGAATCACACAAGCCGAAGCACAAAAGGGATATGCAACAATTGCAGATATCCTACCTACCGCACAGAAGTTAAGCGAAATCTACGGAACAACACTTCCTGGATATAACCAAGCAGAGGCAGAACAAGAAGTATTTAATACCCTAGCCTCAGCGCAACGTAAACGTAAAGCACTTACTGAAAGAGAAATTGCATCATTCTCTGGTAAGTCTGCAACTACAAAAGCGTCGCTACTTAGCACAGCAGGCGGACAATACTAGAATCCTGACATTGACCTATCGGCCCAATGCAGCGTATAAGACCGACAGTAGGAGCCAGCCAGTTTCCCCGAACTGAACTGTGGCCTGCGACTAACAACGAATAGAAGGGTGGTAGTTGCTATGAGCAACAATTACTGGGAAGATGAAGACGAAGACCTAGATACTGACCAAGGTTTCTCTGGTGATGGAAGTGACTTGATTAAGAAGTTACGGAAAGCAAAGAGAGCCGATGAGAAGCGTATTAAGGAACTCACTGAGCAACTTGAAGGATTATCCAAAGTGCAGCGTGAGCGAACCGTCAAAGAAGTCCTGGAAAAGAAAGGCGTAAACGCTAAGGCTGCACGCTTAATTCTTAAGGATATCGATGATGTTAACGAGGAGACAGTTTCTAACTGGCTCGATGATAATGCAGATTTATTCGGAATTAAAGTACAGCAAGATGAAGCCAACATGCCAGAACAAGACCGTGCTGCCCTAAGGCAACAGGATGTTCTAACACAAGGTGCGTTTACTCCAGACAGAATGGAAGAACTTAACTCAAGAATTGACAATGCAGATTCTATGGATGCATTGTTAGATGTTCTTCGTTCACAATAATCATCATAGTTTCTAGTCACTGGAGGTGACGAATGGCATATGTATCAACAGCCTCTGACAATCTCGGAGGAACCGCTGGTGGTGCTGGTCTAGTACAGAAGGCGTATGACCGTCTTCTAGAATTCGCTCTCCGCTCTGAACCACTAATTCGTTCAGTCGCAGATAAGCGCCCAGCCCGTCAAGCAATCCCTGGCTCAACCGTTGTTCTACAACGTTATGTTGACCTTTCAGCAGCAACAACTGCTCTAACAGAAACAACTGACCCAGATGCAGTAGCAATGTCAACACCAACATCAGTAACCATTACTCTTGCAGAGTACGGTAACTCAGTGTTGGTAACACGTGCATTAGAGTTATTCTCTCTTGCAGATGTTGACCCTGCAATCGCAAACATTATTGCATTCAACCTTGCAGATTCTATTGACTCTATCGCAATGACAACATTGCGTGGCGGTTCAAACGTAATCTACTCAGGTTCAACTGCAACTTCAACAGCAACAATTACTGCTGCTGCTACACTTTCATCTGCAAACCTACGCAAGGCAGTAGCAAAATTACGTGCTAACAAGTCTATTGCTCGCAAGGGTAGCCTATACTGGTGTGGTATCCACCCAGAAGTTTCACACGACCTTCGTGCTGAGACAGGTTCAGCAGGATGGTTGCTTCCTAACCAATACGGCTCTGCACAAGACCGTATCTGGGCAGGAGAAATCGGAACTTACGAAGGTGCATACTTCGTAGAGTCTGCACGTCTGTACAATGCTACTGACGGTTCTTCATCTGCACGTGTTTATCGTACAATTCTTGCTGGACAGCAAGCATTGGCCGAGGCCGTAGCAGAAGAGCCACACGTAGTAATCGGACCAGTAGTTGACCGCTTGATGCGTCACCGCCCAATGGGTTGGTACGGCGTACTAGGCTTTGCTCGCTACCGCGAAGAGGCACTATACAGAATCGAATCAGGTTCATCAATCGCTTAGTTGATTGACGGTAGGGCTAGGGGAAACTCTAGCCTTACAGTAAGTTCATTAAGGAGAACAATGGCAGACTACACATTTACAACACCAGTTGTACAAGAAGCACCTATCGGTAAGCATAGACTATTTTACTTCTATAAACTTAATAAGGGTGTTAGTATTGCCAAGAGCGGTGCTACCTATTCTAAAGTAAGATTTCCACTAGACGAAGACATAGCAAACTATGATGAATTCTACATTGGTGGCCACAAACATATAGTAGATGATACTACTAAGGCTGCACTAATATCATCTGGCTTAGGAATAACTGAGGCTAATTTCACAGCAGCGTAAGGGACTAGTATGGCATATCACTGGCAAGACCATCCAACAGAAGTTGAAGGATGTTTCGGATGCAAGGTAATGAATTTACAAGTAAATGCAGGAGATGCTAAAAGAGATATTCCAGATAAAAAATGGAATGCAGAATTGCAGGCTTATCGAGATGCAAGAGCACAAGGTATACAACCAGCAGGGACAACTATGCGTCATGTAGAAGATGCGCATAAAGCATCAGAGATTTTAGGCAAAGCGTATAATGCGGACACTATGCCTAAAACAAAAGATATCACACCCAAAGCCGCAGCCGTAATGAAAGAGATAGGACAAGTATAATGCCAAAAGTAGGAAAAATGGAATTCCCTTACACTCCAAAAGGTAAGGCTATGGCCAAGAAAGCGGCGAAGAAGGCTGCTTCTAAGAAAATGGTTATGAAGAAAATGGGTAAGAAGAAGTAATGTCATCTAGTGGTAGTCATAAGCGCCACGATGGTTTTAATCCAGTTCAAATTAAGAATGGTCTAGTGGTTCGGTTGAACAAAAACGGAACCATTAGGTCAATCTTAGGAAAGTATGGGGAGCATGGAAAACAAAAAGGACTCAAGGCTCGCTAGAGCAGGAGTGTCTGGTTTTAATAAACCAAAGCGTACTCCTAAACATCCTACTAAATCACACGTAGTTGTAGCCAAAGAAGGAAGTCAAGTAAAGACAATTCGATTTGGTCAGCAAGGCGTTACTGGAGACAGACAACCTACAGCAAGACAAAAATCTTTTAAAGCACGTCATAGAAAGAATATTGTTAAAGGTAAAATGTCTGCAGCATATTGGGCGGATAAAGTAAAATGGTAGCAAAGAAAAAGACTAAGTCTAAAGTTAATGCTGCTGGCAATTACACTAAGCCTGAGATGAGGGCTAAGTTGTTTAAGAAGATTAAGGCTGGTTCTAAGGGTGGAGACCCTGGAGAATGGTCAGCCCGTAAAGCACAATTACTTGCTGTTCAATACAAGAAGGCTGGCGGAGGTTATAGATAATGGCATTAGCCAAATCTCAAAAGTCTTTAAAAGACTGGACTAAGCAAAAGTGGACAACCTCTGATGGTAAGCCATCTAAGGGGAAAAAAAGATATTTACCTGAGAAGGCATGGGCGGCACTAAGCCCTGCTGAAAAAGCGGCTACCAATAAAGCCAAGGCTGCAGGTAATGCTAAAGGTAAACAGTTTGTTAAACAACCTAAATCAATAGCAAAAAAAGCAGCAAAGTACAGTTAGGGA